GAAGTTCATGCTGACGGTGGCACAGTGCCAATCGTTGGTGTGTTTAATGGCTGTCAGTACACTGACCCAACAACAGGAAAGCAAGTTTACTCAAACTATTATCCTGCAAGCACTAATGCTTCTGATATTATTGCTTTTATCATTGATGACCCTATGGTTATCTTTGAAATTCAAGCTGCAATTGCTTTCCCAGTAGCAGACCTTCTGGGTAACTTTGACATTGTTTACACAACTGCTGGAAGCACCACTACTGGTATTTCAGGAGCGGAGTTGCAAGTCACAGATGGTGGCACGGCTACGACATTGCCCTTGAAAGTGATAGACATTTCTGAGGATCCTGAGAACAACGATGTAGGATCCGCACATACAAATGTTTATTGTGTAATTGGAAACCATGTATTCGGCGTCAAAGGCGCTGGATTAGCATAAGGAGGCTGAATAATGGCTATTTCTCGCGCACAACTAGCGAAAGAGCTAGAACCCGGCCTCAACGCTCTATTCGGAATGGAATATGATCGTTACGAAGCCGAGCATGCTGAAATCTATGACACCGAATCTTCAGATCGTGCATTTGAAGAAGAAGTGATGATCACAGGTTTTGGTAATGCTAACACCAAATCAGAGGGATCTGGGGTCGTTTTTGATTCTGCCTCTGAAGCATACACAGCACGTTACACGCATGAGACAATTGCTCTCGCATTTGCGTTAACGGAAGAAGCGATGGAAGACAATTTGTATGACCGCCTTGGCGCTCGTTATACAAAGGCTCTTGCTCGTTCAATGGCTCACACAAAGCAAGTCAAAGCTGCTGCAACATTGAACAATGCGTTCGATAGCGGCTTTACAGGTGGTGACGGTAAGGAGCTTTGCGCTACTGATCATCCGCTATCTGGTGGCGGAACTCTCCGCAATGAGCCATCAACTGCTGCTGACCTCAACGAAACTTCACTTGAGAATGCCTTAATTGACATCTCAACATTCGTTGATGAGCGGAACATGATCATCGCACTTCGCGGTATGAAACTGATTGTTCCACCACAGCTTCAGTTCATTGCTGATCGACTTCTTGAGTCAACACTTCGTCCCGGCACAGCCGACAACGATGTGAATGCAATGCGTAACATGGGTATGTTGCCTGAAGGCTACGCTGTTAACCACTTCCTGACTGATACAGATGCTTTCTTTATCAAAACGGATGCACCTAACGGCTTCAAGCATTTTGAGCGCACACCAATGGCAACTGGTATGGAAGCTGACTTTGATACTGGTAACATGCGGTTTAAAGCTCGTGAGCGTTACAGCTTCGGCTTTAGTGACCCTCGTGCAGTGTTTGGTTCACCAGGCGCATAACGCACAATTATACTTGTTTGGAGAGGGCGGCGGTTGCCGCCCTTTCTTTTTTCATGTATAGTCTTATTAATCCCTGACAGTCGCATTGGGCGACTGACACTAGCCAAGACAGGAGACTCAAATGGCTACTACTACTTTTACCGGAGCAGTCCGCTCTAAAGGTGGATTTACCTCTGTAAGTCAGAGCAGCACAACTGGTGCGTTCACAACTCTTTCAAGCATCAGTTCAACTGGTGTGTCTTCATTTGATGCAAACACAATGGCTGTAGAAGCTGGCACTGGTATTACAACTGGTAGCGGCACTATCTATCGTAGCTCAGTGCAACGTGTAGGCGGCATCATTACAACTCGTATTCTTATTGACCTAACTGGTTTACGTTCAACAGGATCTGGTGACATCATTGGTGTCAACGGCACAGCACTTGTTTGTCATATTGGTCAGATTACTGCTGCGAGAAACGGCACAATCTTAACAGGTAGCATGGAGTGCTTTGAGGCACCTTCTGGCGGTGATCCAGATATTAACGTGCACTCTGCCACAGAAGGCACAGGTGTTGAGGACGGAGCAATCGGTGACTTGACAGAAACACTTCTTGTTAACGCTGGTGACGCAACGCTTGGAAGTAAAGTTTACTTCTCTGCTGTTCCCGCTGCCGATCAGTTCTTGTACTTGACCACAGGTGACGCAACAGACGCTGATTACACCGCTGGTAAACTCTTTATTGAATTGATGGGCTACGAAGCCTAGTACCGAGAGGGGGTAACTCCCCCTCTTCTTTTTATAAGGAGATTAAAATGGCAGACGCTGTAACATCACAAACACTTGTTGATGGTGAAAAAACTGCTGTATTAAAGTTCACCAATATTTCTGACGGTTCTGGTGAGAGTGCTGTTAAAAAAGTAGATGTATCTGCTTTATCTAACAACGCCGTAGGCCAAGCTTGCGCTAGAGCTACTGTAGAAAAAATTTGGTGGCAGTGTAATGGCATGAAGGTCAAAATTTTATTTGATGCTTCAACTGATGATTTTTGTATTGAGTTAGGTGAAAATCAAAGTGGTCATCACGATTACACCAGTTTTGGTGGTTTGACTAATCCAGCTAGTTCTGGTGTTACAGGTGACATCATGTTCACAACTGTAGGTCACTCTTCTGCTGATACATACACCATTATTATGCAAGTAAGAAAGAGCTATTAAAATGGCTCGTGCGAGGGATAAACAACCTCCTAAAACAAAAAAGTATTTCCGCTCCACTAAATCTGGAGCGGGAATGACTAAAGCTGGCGTTGCTCGATATAAACGAGATAACCCAGGAAGTAAGTTAAAAACGGCTGTTACAGGTAAAGTTAAAAAAGGCAGTAAGGCAGCAAAGCGCCGCAAGTCATTTTGCGCTAGATCCGCTGGGCAAATGAAAAAGTTCCCAAAGGCGGCAAAGAATCCAAATTCACGGTTACGTCAAGCTAGGCGGAGATGGAAATGTTAAGTAAGCAAGTTGTAGGTGGGACTTTGTTTGTCGCTTTTGTAGGTATCTGCGTTAGTGCTTTAGGCTGGATTGCAACCACTTTGATACATGTTGATAAAACTATTGCTGTTATTGCTGTAAAAGTAGATGCCAACCATTCTATGCTTCAGCCTATGTGGGAAGAATTTACAGGAAGGACGTATAATGACAATCTCGCGCAGTTCCATCCCAAAACAAATTTCAAACCCACCATCAAAGCGGAGTTCTAAAATGCCTAAAGACGCTTGTTATAGTAAGGTAAAGGCTCGTTATAAGGTTTTTCCAAGCGCATATGCTTCAGGTGCTATTGCAAAGTGCAGAAAGGTTGGAGCAAAGAACTGGGGAAACAAGTCTAAAAAAATGAAAAATGGAGGGGCAGTTACAAGGGCAAAACGGCCTTCTAGCAATCCAAATGTTGCTAGAGGTTGTGGAATTGTCATGAGTAACAAAAGAAAAGCAACTAAATATTCGTAGGAAAAAATGGAACCAATTTCGACTGCTCTAGCAGGATTCGCATTATTTAAAAGTGCAGTCGATGGCATCAAAAGTGCTATTGGAACTGCTAATGATGTATCTGATATTGCTGGATATATTGATAATCTTTTTGAAGGCGAAAAACAAGTTCAGCATAAAAGAAGCAAGAAGTCTGGTGTTAGCGTAGGCGATCAGTTTGGTGTTACAAATGTTGCGAGAGAAATAATTGATGCTAAATTAGCTCAAGAACAGATGCGTGAAATAGCGCAAATGATTGATTTACGCTTTGGCCCCGGCACTTGGAAATCAATTACGGAAGAACGAGCTAAACGTATACAGGCTGCAAAAGAAGCTGCGGCGGAGGCTAGAAGAAAGAAAATACAAGAAGCTAGAGAGTTTGAAGAAAGTCTAAAACAGTTTTTTATGATTAGTGGAGTTATAGTTGTTGTTATAGTTCTTTTTGCTGTATTGATTTCTATGATAGCAAGAGCAGAAACTAGGTTTGTTGAGTGTAGGCTTGAAAGATATAAGAAAGTAAATGGTGAATGGCATTGTGTTTATCTGGGAGCAAACAAGACTAGGACATCAATGATAGTTACTGAGTTCTGCCCTAGATCTTATATGTGTGAGTATGATCCCAATAGCAGTGATAAACTTATAGAGTGGTGATAGGGTTTTAGCATGGCGGTAAGGAAAACCAAAAGTGGGCTTGCTCTCAAAAGGTGGTTCAAAGAGGACTGGAAGGACGTTTCCACGGGGAAAGCGTGTGGGCGTAGGAAGGGTGATAAACGGAAAACTCCATATTGCCGCCCCTCCAAGCGTGTCTCTTCTAAGACCCCCAAAACAACCAAAGAAATGACAGCCGCTGAGAAGCGTAGCAGGGTATC